TATCTCTGTTCGTATACGTGTTATATGATATGTTTCGACGAGCTTTAAAAACTTGCCATAGTTATACAGACTACCGGCAGACACAGAGTGTAGCTTTAACTTCTAGTTTTTTATGTATATGTCTGTGCGCCGGGGGTACTTTTGTTTGGCAGTTAGGAGTTTACAGGATAATTACAATTATTATCTTAGGGTTATTGAATCAAAGGTCGGACACTTCAGAACGTCGGTTTATTAAAAGCTCCTGACGCCTGCCGTATTCAGCGATAAGCAACGCGTCAGCAATAGCGTGTGTTATAGTAAGGCTCGGGAACAACTCCTGGGCTTTTCTTTTTGTTACGTTTTTATCCCCTTTAGATTTACAACCTAACACAGTCTGCCACTTGAGAGGTTGTACGTGGTTGATCTTAAAGCCCTTAGTGTATACAATACCTAGAAGCATACCGTAGTTCTGCCCAAAGGTAAAAGTAGACCGCACACCTTGTTTAGGCATAGAGTGCACTCTTTCTATATACACCACACCGCCGGGAATGTCTTTGAACAAAGTAACTATATCCGTAGGCGTTTTGTCTTGGAACTTACTAAAGATCAGCACTGTGCTATCAGGTGTTAGTACCGCACACCCTCCGGAAACTCCCGGGTCAATCCCGATAATATATTCCACTTTTTTCTCCTTTTAGGTTGAATGCCTTTTTTCTTCTTATGTTTAACTTTTCTTTGTTTGGTCATTAGTCTCTCCTGCCTAGAGCGTCTTCACGCCCATGTTTATAACCATGTTTGAACGCTGTTTGATAATGGAACATACTACACCCTATTACATCTTCAGAGATGTTATGTCTCATCAACAAACTCCGAAGGTAAGCCCAATGGGCTTCTGCTAATTCTTTCGACCGGTCTTTGGTTTCTGGGTTTGTTTTTTTCACGATGGCTCTCCTGTTTTACAAATTTCATAAAAGTTTTAAGCGGTCCGGGGATCTCCTCTATTTTAGCGAAGGCTCGGGCCTCCCTTCTAAGTTTTTTTATTCTTTTTTGATTCATTTTCTTTACTCTTCCTTCTGATCATATTCTTCTGATCTTCATTCAGTTTAAGTTTACTAATCGGTACTTGGATCTCTGTTATTTCAGGTTCTGGTTGTGCAAAATCTTCTACCTCTATCTCTCCCTTACTGTTGAAATCCATATTAGTATCTTTACGCATACTGAAACCACAACCTTTACGAGGGCAAACAGCAGCAAAAAAACCGTCAAAATACCTGATAAACCATTTGAGTGGTGTGTTACAATTAGCACAAGGAATTACCTTGTCCGTATCTCGCCACTTATTAAAAGCGGGGTCAAAATCAAATGTACCTATCTTACAATGTGTACAGAAAAATGCGGTTGTTATGTGACCGTGGTATTGTAATCTTCTTCTTTTAAACAACCGGTCGCATAAAGGACAATATACATTCTTTTCTACTTCCGCTCCTATTATATGAACCATTATTTACGATACCTTTCCGTAGCAAACCCTTCCGCGTTGATGGGGCATCCTTCAGCCCAATCAGGAAGGGTGCACATTATGTTTATCATTTTATTTAACTCATCTTTTCTATTAATATCTACCTCACACAGAATTTCGTCGTGTACTGAGAGTATAACAGGGAAACCTTCTGCTTCTAACTTCACCATAGCGTGTGCCATAATGTCCCGCGCTGTGGCCTGCACACAGTTTTCTACTAGTTTCCCTCCATAAGTGTGGGTTTTCTTAAAGTTCTGCGTTTGACTATCTAAGGTGTAGTAAAAGATATTATTATCCCTATCTATCCCCGGCATGAAATAGTACAGAGGCCTGCCTGAAGGCAAGAATATACGTAGAAACATTTTATCACGGTTAAACCTCATATCATCTAGGATGAACCCTTTACCTGTCTGAAGGACACTCCGGACAGCCTGCTCTACATGACGCCACAAAGCAGGTACTTTTTTATATGTGCTCCGGTAGGATTTAATGCAAAGTACAGCGAGATCGGGATCTACATCTAATCCGTACCCTTGACAGGTAACGTGGAATTTAGCAGAACCCATCCCGAAACCCGAACCCAAAATTATCTGTTTTCCTAGCTGTCTATCCGGGTTTTTATAGTCCACGACCTCCGCCATTTCAACATAAATGTCGCGTCCTTCCCTAAAAGCAGATAAACCTTTCTGTTCTTTAGCCATCCACATCAAAACCCTTGCTTCTATCGCTGAATAGTCAGCAACAAGTAGGATTTTACCTTTTTCAGCCACTATCATACCTCGGATGCACTCCGTTAATGCAACCATGGGGTTCTCATAAAGAAAATCAAATTCCTCGACGGTGTTTTTCTTGATAATCTTAATAGCGGTGTTAGTGTTTACTGTCCCTCTACTCCTAGGAAGATTGTGCAACTGTAAGGCTTTACTGGTCCATCTACCGGTACTTGCACCGTGGTAGATAAGGTAACTACGGAATCTGCCGTCCGGACTGATTCCGGATAAAGCTCTGTCATACTTAGAAACACTGCTTTTACTATACTTCAACCGCAAATCCATTACCTCTCTGGCTATTGGGTCTTCACACGTCAGCAGTGCTTCTGTTATAGAATCTTTATCGAGCGAACTGAGCCCTAACCCTCGAGCATTAAGAAAAGCAAGGATCCGCTGTACTTGACCTAAAGAGTAAAGGGTTTTATTTGATAATTCAACTAACCTAGCGTTATATCTAATCTTTAGTTGGTCAGCGATAAGCATTGCTTTCTCAGCTAACTCAATATCTATGCACAGCCCTCTGGTGTTTATTTTCTCTGTTAAATGGTACAGTTCTTGCTCCTCAGCACTTAGTTTAGGGAGTGTACGGTGTATCTCACGGGAAACTTCAACGTCCGTTTTACAGTAGTCTAAAAAATCTCTCCTGTCTTGTTCGGTACTGGCAAAGAAAAGACCCTCTTTGTTTGGCTTACTCAGTTTGCTGATTAAAAACTTTCCTTTTAATTCTTTTTTGTACTTTAAATGTAAGGCGTTAGCGCAGCTTTCTAGATTAGCGGGTAGACCGCACATACACGCTTGAGCCATCGTATCTATAAACCTCGGAGGTTTCCCCCAGAAACGATCCCAGACCATGTACTCGAACACTGCGTTATAAGCGCAGAAGACGTATCCGTCTGCTATTAAGTCTTCAAACTCCTCTGGCATATATCCGTTGTACTGTCCTTTTACTGGCCCATCGTCAATAGCGTAAGCGGTACATAATATCCGCGTGGACGGATCGTAACAATAACGACCCGCCCCCGCTTTAAATATATCCACTCTAGAACGTGTTTCAAAGTCTATATGGACTATTTTATTCATTATAGATCGTCGCTTTCGTTCTCCTCGATCACGTAATCATCGAAATCGTTGTCTGCTCTAACTCTTGATAAGAACGGTTCACCATCTTTAACCTTCTGAAGGTTACGTACCCCGACAGATACTCCCGCTTTACCTTTGAACGTCCAACCATAACAATTTATAACCGCTCTCGCCCAACAACCAGGATAAAACTCAGTAGGGTCGGTGATTTCCGCTTTTGCCTGGTCTACAACTCCTGGGGCATACTTTCCACCTTTACCATTGATATACATTTTACCCTGATACTCTTCCCTATCCGAATCGTCTCCGTCCAGAATAGGCAACATAAGTTTCGCAGGTCTGCCTTCGCTCCACTTCTCGTTGATCGTTTCTTTTATCAGCTTTTCAAGAACTGAAAAATCCACGTCATCATCAAACAACATACCTAAACCATACTTACCATCCTCGTTAGGTTCAAACACGTGCGGGAACGTTACCCTAAACGGAGGTGTTAATAAACTTCCATCTGCTTTTTTTACGAACTTTTCCATAATAATTCTCCTTTACTCTGCGAAATCGTCTTTCGCTTTTATGAATTCAACGGCGTTTGATTTATTATCGTCTTTAACGATCTTATACCCGGTCTCAGGTCGAAAACAGAACTCGTCGATCTTACCTTTACCAACTACTTTCTCTACTTGAGCCGGGCTTTTTAGTTTTTTAGTATACAATTCATCACCATAACGTGCTTCAAAAGCTGCGATGACGCTTTCTTCGTTTGTATACGTTCGATGACCCAACCCATTAACGACTTTATATCCAGGGATCTTCTCACCCTGTAGCATCATGTCTTTAGCATGGGTTTTTACTTTCGTCATCCAATCAGAAATAAAATCAGACCAGTCGAGAACCTTGCGGATCTGAGCTATGTCCATATCTCCGATAATGGGCAGGGTTTCACCAAAATCCCGACGTGCTACTTCTTGGACTTTGGCTCTTACTGCGGGGCAAGTCGCCATGGCTGGACAGAACGTATCCTTACACCATTCACCCGCAACACATTGAGCTTTTTTAGATAGAGCAGCTAAGACTCTCTTATCAAGTTCTACTCTAAACTCTTCTATCTGGTCCGCTGTTACTGTGTACGATGTAACACTACCCTCTTCTCCAACACGAGGCTGATAGATGATCATTTCGATCTCTTGTGCTTCGTACTTCAAGTAAAGACCTAACGCATAATACATCATTTGCTTATTGTCGTAAGCCTCGACTTTTTTCCCAACCCCATATTTGTAATCCCCAACGATGATCTTCTTAAAAGGGATAACAATGGCGGCGTCAGTAGTACCAAAAAGCACTATGTTTACTTCAGTGAGTTCTATTCTTTCCTCAACCAAAAGCAAACTGCTCGTCGTCATCATATCCCGGATGAAATGAGCGTAATCCTTAGCGTGTTCGATCATTTCATCAGTTACAGGAATACAAAAACCATCAACTTCTTCTACCTCTTTAGGTTTAACAACTCCGTCTTTTAAATAGCGGGCTGCATAATCGTGAGCGACGGTGCCTTCTGCCATAAACTTGTTAGGTTTAGTAGGGTACTTTTCTGTCATCCTAACAGAACCTGGACAGTTCCACCAACGTTTACAGGATGACGCGCTCAGCCTTGAGTGTTTTATTTCCTTTGTACTCTTAGCCATTACAGATCCTCTTTTTCTGCATCGGCGTTGTCACGAGGGTCATAGTCCTCATCAAGGATCTTGTTGAAAAGGTCCATACAGTTAGCCATAGCTTTCTGGTTTCCTTTCAAAGAAGCTAATCTAGGCCCGCCACAACGAGCAATAGCCGCTCGGCACAGTTCCATACCCACACCCGGTTTCGCTTCACATACATCCGAAGCACGGTCTTTTAACATATCAATCGTTATCTCGACCTTCTCCTCCTTCTTTACCTCTTTCTTCACTTCTTTTGTCCTTGACGCTTTAACAGGTTTCTCTATAATAGGATCCCCTGCTTCAACCGCGTTATTTTCTAACGCTTCAATTCTTTTCTCCAGTGCTTCGATTCTTTCTTCTAGGTACATTGTACTCTCCTTATGTTCTTGAGTTATTATTTTTTTATGTACTTCCTCTTTCCATACCATTGTTTCCATCATTCTCTCTTCAATGGTGTCTTTAATGATCATAATGTTAACGTTGATCACATTACGCTGGCCTAACCGTTCTAAACGGCCGATACATTGTTCAATATCGGTAGGCGACCAGGAAGGTTCAACGAACAAACACGTCGAACAGACGTCTTGCAAACCGTCAATACCCTCCCCCGCCGCCTGTATTTGCCCAAAGAATATCTTTACCTCCTTTCTTTCTTGAAATATGTTGACCATTCCTTGTTTCATAACACTAGAGCAGGAGCCATCTACGCACACACTCTGAATGTTATGAAGTTTGTTCTTCAACTCCGCTGCGACTTTCTTATGATGGTAAAAAACAACGATCTTATCTACCTCTTCTAAGGTATCTCGGACGAAATCAGCAGCGTCATCTATTTTATACTCCGCCATTGCGTGACGTAACCGGGCTATCTCTCCTAACTGAAAATTAGAAGGATCATCATCCCCTGCTTTCTCTACTGTTTCGTCTTCTATTTCTTTTATTTTAGCCCGGACAGTGTTGGTACAATCAATCTCTATCAGGTTCAATATTCTATCCGGAAGTTCTGTTAACACTTCTCTTTTATCTCGACGCAACATAAAACCTTTCAGCTTCTCATTAAGCTCTCTTTCGTGCGAAGCCCCTGAAACATCCAAACCGAAAGCACCTAAAAAAGCCCCACAATACCGAAATGCAAATTTAACATACGGCGTGTGAGGGTGTATAGTCTCCGGCGCGCACGAGGCTAGCATTGGGTAAAGGTCTATCGGTCTGTTTTTAATTGGAGTACCTGTAAGAAACCACATCCTATCTGTTCTAATACGCAATCCTTTTTTAGATAATACCTTCTTAGTACGTTTTGCCTGAGTGTTCTTAAGGCGGTGTGCTTCATCACATATGATGTAAGCCCAACGAAAATCCATTAGCTGTTTAAAGATAGGGTCTTTGATAATGAGATCATAGTTGATGATATAAATAGAAGCTTCCTTATTTTTAGTGATTATTTCTTTTGAAGAGTTAATAACCGTGGATTTAAAGCCTCTCCACATCACTAACTGTTTTTGCCAGTGGTATTTTACTGAAGCTGGGCATATGATCAAGATGTTCCTACCATCTTCGATGGCGTTAACCGCTTGGGCTGTCTTACCTAACCCCATATCATCCGCCAGTAATGCGAACCTTCTTCTCTTTAAAAACTGTATTCCTGTCTCTTGGTATTTTCGTAAGTTCACGATTTTTTAGTCCTTTATTTCTTTTCGTTCCACTCCCCTAAACTATCCTGATCCTCCCTTTCTTCTATACGACCCTGCTCTTTCCCCATCTGGTAAGCTGTCCCACTCATAATGATCAAAAAACAAAAAATAATTAAAATTTGACCTGAAGTAAAATCTCCTGTATAGATTTCCATTCTATCACCCCCTTATAAATTTAATCCAAGCCAATAAGCTATTTCACACAACTTCCACAATCCTAAACAAAACATGGTTACTAAAAAAATGTAAACTATAGTAATAGCCAATTCATCATTTTTTGTTATCTTATATGAACCCTCATTTTCATCCAATCCAATATTTACCATATCAAAACACCTCCTTTCTACTCCTCCCCTTCATTTATAAATGGAGTTTTTTAAGTTCCGATATTGCTTTTACAACATCAGACATTTCTCTCCTAATTAATTCTGGATGATAATTATTTATACCAAACCTCTCAGCTTCACATAAGATATGTATTAATTCACTGCACTCTTCAATCAGTTTAATCGTTAAAGACCCAATGTCTTTATATTTTTCATGCACCATTTTAAGTTTTCCTTTCTATTTACCAAAAAGTATTGACTTAGTTTTTCCAGAAGGATAGACTTTTACAAAATTAAGTCCGTCACACTTTGAACAACTTGTAACGCTATCCCAATATCCTTTAGAACTTACTAAATCTTTAGTAGGTTGTCGGGTTTCTATTTGTTGCTTACAGTGATTGCAGGTATAAAAAGTAGTTTTGCCTCCATTGCTTTTCCATCTATCTAAATAATCTTCTTTTCCTATTTTTAAAGTATTCATTTTATAATCCTTTCTTTAGCAAGCCCCTAGGAAGCTGGGCTTTATTTAATTACTTTATTTTTTAAATTTTCTGGCAACTTTATCCCTTTTAGATCACAACCTTTGAGGTAGAGCGAGCCACCGACTGTCTTTGGCAACTTTATCCCTTTTAGATCACAACCGCTGAGGTCGAGCCAGCCACCGACCGTATCTGGCAA